CTATTAGAGATATAAAGAGTTCTTTGATCAACCTTTTCGTTTCCAGAGCCAGCCTTTACATTTTGAACAGATACATTTTTTGTTGCACCATAAACCATAAATTCATCATTGCTTGCCGTCCAAGTAGTCCATGGTGATATGGCATTGTGAGATAAAGGCTCTTCATCTATCTTATTTATAAAATCAACCAACTCATCTGGATAGCTAATAACATTTCTCCAATACCAAATATCTGGATGAAGAACTCTTAAATCGAACATTATATATTGTTCTTTACCGCCTGAAAATTTTTCGTTCATGACTTTACCTCTTCCTCTGCTATAAGATTTCCTGTTGGAGTAAGTCTTTTACCTTCCTCACGAATACTTGACCATTCTACTGCTTGATCTTTTTGCATAGCTCTTACTTCTGCAAGCTCTTTTGCCCAAGCATCTCTGGTCTCTTGATCATAATCTTCTTCTTCTCTATCATCAAAGAATGATCCAATTGTGTATCTGTTTGACTTTTTAACTACCTTTACCTCATGCAAATTTTCATGACCACCATGAAATGCTGCTAGCATTCCTGTTTTAGGAAGTATAGTTAGGTCGTGTTCTGGGAACACTAACTCTCCTCCTTCAAAGTCGTCGTTCAAATATAAAAAGCAAGCATATCTACTTCTTGTAAATGCTCCATAAACACCTTCATTTGATGTNTTNTCAGAATGNANTGGTGCAAAAGCTCCTGGTTCCCATTTTTGAGAGTGAAAACTAATCTTTGATATTTTTTCTTCAGGTACACCTGCAACTTCTGCAACTACATCTCTAAATCTTTGATAGAGTGTTGAAAACCAATTTGATGGCAAACCAAACTCTGCCAAAATTGGATCGTTGTCCTCTGGATATCCAGAAGAATAGGATTCGTAAAAAGAAATCGGCTTCCAAAATTCTGGACGAACCTCGTTAAGCTTGTCTAACAGATTAATTGTTTTTTCTGCTTCTTCTTTAGTAATAAAGTCTTCAATGACTGTTAAATTTTTTAATAGATTTGTTTTATTCACCTTGTTGTGCCAACTTTTCTGCTCTAATTCTTTGTGCTTCAGCAAACGTAATTTTTGTTCCATTACTTAGGTAGATCATATTTTCATCATCTTCCTTTTCAATTCTTTCCCATTCCATTTTTGACCACTTATAAGCACCGTGTAGCTTTTGGTTCTTAAGCCACTCTTCAGATCCTTCATAGTTAGTCATTACAAAATTTCTAACAAAGTATTTATTACCATTAGAAATTCTCTTAACGCCATGATAGTATGGGTCGGTAGATGGGAAAACTACTAGATCTCCCGCCTTTGGCTTATGATTAATAATGTTATTATCAATATAAAACTCTAGATCTCCGCCATCATAATTGTCATTAATATAAAATGTGCAGGTAGTATGAAACTTTGGTCCAGGCATATCCTTCTGAGAAATAATGTAGTCTGTATGATATTGCATGGTCATATTGTTTCTTAGATCATCAATTTCATCATAATACTTACAGTAAGAATGACCACTGAAGTATGCGTCATCTGGAAATGCCAAGCCTGTGTGCTTTGTATAATGTGATACAGCTTTGCTATAAGCCAACTTTAACTCATCATTAAGCTCTTTTTCTGCATCATATATTTCGCCCTTTTCAGCAGCGTCAAGTTCTTGACCCCATTTTATTTGGGTATAAGTTCCAAATTGTGCCCATTGAGTCCACTTATTAAGATAGTATTTTCCATCAGAAGAAGATTCTGACTTTGACATAATATCAAATGCTTTCTGTGGATCCTTAAGCATATTTCTATAAACAATAACATTTGGATAGATTTCATCAAAAACCAAATCATTTATATCGTCTGTAAAAACTAACTCAGCCATTATTTTCTCCTTCAAATAGTTTTTTATATTCAAGCGAATCAAATCCACCTACATAATCTTTTGGAGGTTGATTTTCTCCAGTATGGGCCATAATTGTCCAAAAGAATGGCGATGTAAATCTATTACCAGATTTTATTGGTCTTACACCATGAGCATAATATTTATCTCCAGGGAAGAAGTATGCTGCTCTTGGCTTAGGCTTAAACTCTATACCATGTTGTGGGAAATACAGCTCCCCGCCTTCGTAATCATCATTAAAGTAAAACAAGCCAGCAATGTCATACCAAGGGAAGTCATTTGGTCTTCCACGCTCTTCTCCAGTATGAAATTCTTTGTCTGCATGAGGTTCTTGTCTTGCACCTACGGGCCATCGCACAATTGCTGGTCCCGTTGCCCGAACATCTACTTCAAAAAACTTATCAACCTCTACTTTTAATCTATCAATCAAAGAGTAAATAAGTTCAAGAATTGATGGATCAGAAGCCATCAAGGAATTATAAGTGCAAACACGATCTTCCCAAATTTTATGGTCATACAACACTAGTCCATCTTTATCAACATGTGTTTCTGTTACATCCCATATTTTATTGTTTAATGAAAAGTTCATTAATCTTTCTTGCTCTTCTTCTGTAATAAAGTTTTGAAGTTCCACTATATTATCAATGGAATCTCCAAAAAATCCAGAAGGTGTTATTGACTTTGGAACATCTGCTTGGTTCCAGGCATTCTCTACCATTTTATCTTCTTTCTACTAAAATCATTATATCACAGCTTTTATTAACAGATTAATTATTAACGCTTAGTCGAATTGCTTTTACCTGATGTTCGCCCAAAACATTACCCTTGTGATCAACGCCATCCCTGTAAAAATTAGTCCATTTACCCAACCTATTTGTTTCGTAAACAGATTGTGAATATTCATCACTATCTGACAGATAAGGCTTTTTTTCATTTATTGGATAAAAATTAACTTCTGAATTTTGTAAATCAGAAAGATCAATTGGGATGATAGCTATCACAGGAGTGTTGGCTTTAATGGTTATTTCTACATTAGGCTTAGTTATCATCCAAGCACATGGAAGTTCTCCTCCATAAAATGATGTAGACATTATTGTAGAAAAAGGAGCAATTCCATCTCTTGGATAATTTGGCACTGGCATTGAAAAAAGACTTATATTACTTTCTGTTTCAAAACTTATACCTGTATTAAAACTTATAGTGGCATTTGCTCTACCTGTAGATACATATTTTTCTCCCGCCAAAACTTTAACATGGTCTGGCGAAGAATCATTTATTCCATCCCAAATAAACNTAATATCCTCTGGAAATGAGATATACCAGCCAAGTTGATTTGCCAGACTTACTGGGAAGCAGTGATAGGCGTGTGCTTCCCAAGTATTATCCATCCAATCTCTTTTTGCTGATAGTTGAGATAGGTTGCCAAAACCTTCTCTCTTAAATGCCTTTATTTTGTGCATCACGAACCCATCTATCACGCATCTGCATAAATTCTTGATTATGAGCATGGTCATTATAATCAAGCATCGTAACAATAGAATACTTCATTCCTTCTGTTACTGGCAAGGCAATATGTGAGAATAAGAATGTGGACGGGAAGATATAAAGATCTCCTGCCTTGGGTTGAATTTCTATATTTAACTTAGGAAACTTAAGTCCTCCTCCAACATAACCATCATTTGGATATCCCACCAACGATACTGTTGCACTATAAGAATATCCATGATCGGCATGTTCTTGGAAGTGTTGTCCTGGGCCATACTTAATAAAGTTCATAACTTCCCAGTAATCCATCTTACAGCTATACCTGTTGCAGTAATCATTAACAGCATCAATTTGTGCCATATATGAGTCTTTCCAAATATCATTCAATGTTTGAAAATCTGGATTTTGCAGCATTCTTTCATCTTTGATTTCGCCAATCTTAAAATCTACACAGTCTCTGTAGTCTGGCTTTTTCTCCATATATCCGACTGTTGCTTCAGCCCACTTAAAGTTAGAAGAATTATTTGCTATTAGATTTTCAACACGATCAATTAAATTTAAATCCTTTTTAAAAACATCTCTGTAAACCCATACTCCTGGGGACAGCATTTCTTTTGAAGAATAACTTGGTTCATTATAAGTCACTGTAAATCCTATCTATTAGTCTTATGATTATAACATAACTATACCCATAATGTCGAATTCATTATGGGTATAGCTT